AATCGGAGCAGACGAACTATCAAGCTGTCCACGTTTAATGAGTTCTGCCATCAACTCACGTTCCGTGAACTGCCCACCGCCGTATACTTTTTTGGTGTTGTCGAGCGCGTCAAACCCAACACGCTTAAACTTAATGTAGTCAGCCATGGCAGGGATTATGTGTGCTAGGTTCGTACCAGACATTGCTGAACTGATAAACAACTGGTACACCTGTCTACCTACAAACCCAGTCGTCGCAAGCGCCTGCTTCTTGAACATGCGGTTCGCGTATTGCCAGACGGATGCTAGCGTTGATAGTTGAGCCGGGTCGGTGGACACCTCAAGGATGCCCGTATACATATTTGCGACCATCGGGTGGACGTACATGTCCTCAGCACCGGGTATGTTCGCAACACCAAATCTCTTGTACACCTCCGGTGACATCTTTACGAACGTACCGTATGCATCAGGGTCGGTCGCTTTAGTCACCGCGCTAACACCCCATCCCGTCTCAATGGCATTAGCAAACATCGCTTGCGACATTGCGGATTTACCCATCAGGTTTTTCAGTTGGTCAGTAGCGACCGTGTACGCAAGGCGCGGGTCGGTTACCAGAAGCTCCTCGATGCCTTTATATGGCATCTTGTACCGCTTAACCATATACTTGTATAGGTCTTCGTTCATCATTGGAAGCTTCGACAACACCCCACTATCTACGAGTGCGTCCAGTGTGCTGTCGGGTAGGTTGTTGAGTTCCTGGATTAGTTTGCGTTCATTGGTTAACACACCACTAAGTTTGTCGGTCGCTGCATCGCTGATAGATTTGAGTGTTGCCTGTGCATCGAACAGCGCTTGCTCCGTGTCTGCTACTGTGCCCAACTCACGCTGCCATGACGTGATACGCCCGTTGAGTTTCGTAGACTCACCCGCGATGTCATCACGCATACGCTGTATTGACTTCATGTTGTTGGTCAACCCGTTCACTTCGTTAGGTTGTGCATCTTTGAGTGCGCCCTTGATAAACGCCAGTGAGTTGTCAGCCTCTACTAACTTGGCTTTAATCTCCACCGAACGCGCCATCGCTTCTGGCAGGGCAACGTCACGCGCTTTAACGATGCGGTCAAGTGTCGCCTGCTTCATGCGTACCGTGTTACGTAACTGCTTTGCTGAGCGGTCACCTCCCACAAACCCGAACGCAGAAGCGAGTATCAGTTCATCTTCAACGTAGAAGTCATGTGTTGTGCGTGACTTCTGAAACGCCGCGCCTAGCCCTTTGGAGTTCGATTCAAGGTAACCACCATACATGTCAGACTGTTCTCTGCCCATGCGGAACCGTGCGTCAGCAGACATGATGCGGTTCATATAACCCATGTCGGCGAGTGCTGCTACGTCCACACCCGCGTTGTTTGCGAATGCCCACAAATCATCGTAGGCGTTAGAGACATTCAGCACGGGTGCTTGCAGAAGTTTCGCGCCTTCTTCGCCAATGCCAAACGACTTAGCCATATCGAAGTAGCCTTGCAGTCTGTGGTCAAGCGCCCTCTTGCCATTATCACCTGCTTGCGTCATGCGCATGACGCGGTCGTGTTGTGACACCTCAATCGCTTTACCCCACAGCAGACCTAGGTCACCCTCACTCAGGTCAACACCGTTGTTTTTTAGAATCAGTCGGAACTGTCCGTATGCATCGTCGATAACCTCAGCACTACCAATCTTAGCCAGTGCTTCATTGACAGTACCCGCATAGAACGGTGCCGTCTCCCACAGGTTCTCACCAGATGCCTTTGCGTCCGTGAGAAAGTTGCGGACGCGCTTGACGGTGGACTTGTCACTGAGAAACGACGGGAACATACGCGCCATGTACTGTTGAAAGTTTCTGGATGCGTCACCTGGTTTGAGGTGTACCTTGTTTGCCATCGTAGATTCCCAACTGTTACGCCGGATTACCTCAGACATCATCTCTTGCGTTTCGACAGCACCCGCTAAACGGGTTAGGTCAACCTCTGATACAATTGCCATACGCCGCAACAACTCAAAGTTCTTACGCACAGCGTTGGGTGCTGGTAGGTCAGCCACCTTAACGGGTGTGTGTAGTGGTTGAGGTGTTGGTTCAAAGGAGCAGTTAATCTTAGGCATGTGTTACAAACAACCCGGGTATTCAGTAATGTCAATCTCATCAATCTGTTTGGCGTATGAAGCCATGCCGTCTTGCAGTGTACGCTGTGACGCGTCTTTCTGTGCTGCCATAACTGTAGCTTCCAGCGCGTCATCCGCTTCTAGCATACGTGTGATTGCGTTGTCAGCACGTTCAGATGCGGCTTCAATAATCTCATCCGTTTGTGTGAGTAGTTCCGTACCCAGTGCAACCTTAGCGTCCATCGCTGCAACCTTTGACACGACATCAACCGTGATGCCTTGGTGATACACCGATTGGTTAACAGCCGCTGCTGACTGTTCAAGCTGTGACCCGGTGCCAACAGGTGTACGCGCCAACTCATCAACGTTGTTAGCGTTGAACACAACTAGCGTGTCACCTTCACCAGTCGTGTGTTTGATGCTATCAAATCCCAGGTCTTCTAGGCGCGCCTGCACGTTGAGTTCAAACTGCCTAAACATATCTTCAGGCATCGACTCACCTGGATTAATCTTGGCGTATGCTGCTGACAACTTGTTCCACTGGTCAGCAACCTTCGACTTAATTTGTGTACCGTCCTTTAACTTCTTGGTAACAGACAGCCGTCTTTTGAAAGACTTGATAACCTCAGCGTCAAACCCCGCAGCACGAGCAGCAGCCTCAAACACACCTTTAAGTTCAGGGGTGCTGTCTAGGTTTGCGTCCAGTGTTTTCGTGATGTTGGGTGCCACCTCACGTACACTACCAATCTCATCTACTGGTGTGTTGGTCAGCGGTACGTTGCTACTGAGTCGGGACTTAGCCGCGTCTGTTGCACGGTCGGGGTTGCTATGAAAGTAGTGACCAAGCCCCAGCGGATTGCGCGTGGGCATCACATCTGCTGCTCCACCTATTAGTGGTGTGTCAAACTTCGTACCGTGGTAGAATGTTGATGCAGCACCACCGCCATATGCGTAGCCAGTCTTCAGTGCACTGTCAACAATCTCTGCCGTGTTTTCGTAGATGTCGTTGTTTAGTTTCTTGAGGTCACCAATTGAATCACTGATACCTTTGAGTTTATTCGTTGCAGCTTCCAGCGACTGCACGAGTTTAGACCCTGACTTCTTCGGTGCAACACCAAACACTTCACCTATCTCAGACTTGTTATAGCCGACTGCTACTAGCCCTTCAATGTTGCGTTTGATGACCGACGCTTCTGCGAGACGTGTGCCCAACACCGCAGCATCAGGTACACCTAACTCGCGTAGACCTTGCTCATATAGTGACGCACGTTGTAGGTCAGCTTCAACGATTGAACGCGCAGCACCTTTGAGGTTCGTCTCCATCCCCTTCAACGCATCGGCTACCTGTTTGTCAAGCGCGTCAATGTCGATACCGAACTCATCAGGCACACCAGCGGGTTTAACGACAGCAACCACACGGTCGTTAACAAGACCCGTATCGTATGAACCAACGTCAAGGTCTGCGGGTTCAACACGCGGCATCGCTGAGAGCTTAGCCATGTCTTCATCGACAGCACGTTCAATAGCCACTGCTTCTAGCGTGTACGCCCGAACCCTAGACATCTCATCAGCAACACTCATCTCTGTCTGATGAACTACTGCTGCCTGCTGCTTGGCTAGAGGTGTCGTCGGTTGTTTGCTGTCAGGCAACACCGCCTCAAACTGTTTGTAGGGTTTGGTACCTAGCGCTTGACGTGCGTATGACTGCTCTAACTCACCCTCAATATCTGCCGCACGAGCATCGATGTCCATAAGCTCATCAACGTCCACGTCCGGGTCAAGTGTGTTAGCTTGTTCATACAGGCTGTTCAACTCACTCTCAAGGTCTACAGTTACAGCGTCAGAACCAGAGGTTGACGGCGCGTCTACCGGGTCGGGCAGGCGGTTGATTACAAGCGATTCTTGTGCTGCTCCGGTAGCGGCTGAAGCCTGTTTGGTTTCGATGCGCCCAACACCTGTCTTTGCGTATTGACGTAGTGCCTTCGTATCAATCGGGTGACCAACGTTACCGTATACACTACCGTGGCGCATACGTAGGTCGTCGAGTTGGTCAGCGTTAAGTGGTTGTTTGCGGTCACCGACGTAGTGTCCGAGGAACCGCGCCAACTCTGTTAGGTCTTGATTCGAGCGCTCAACAAACTCAGCAGTAGACGTGTACACGCCACTACCCGGTGTGAGGTTCTTGAGTTCGCTGTACAGCAGTGACGGGTTAGTTGATGGTGTAAACGTATCCAGTCCGATGACTGGTAACGCCGCGTCAATCAGTTCAGACGTAACTTCACTCGTGTCACGCCCGGTGATGTCCAACACTTCCTGTTGTAGTTTGTTGTACGCCTCTTGTAGTTGTGTGCGCTGCTCAAAGTTAGGTAGTGCACGTAGCTCACCCTGCTGTACGCGCAGTCTAGCCAATTGCCGCTCTGACTCGGTCGCCGCATCAGCACCGCGTTTGATAACACCTGTATCTGGGTCTACCTTGATAGCAGCAACCCGCGCTGCTTCTTGCAGAACTGCGGGTACGGCTACCGGGTCACTAAGTAATCGAGCGGATGCATCACTGATACCAGCGGGTGTAGCTACTTCCTTGTCAACGGTTCTTAAAGCTGCTACCATTGGGGAAGATTCAACAACAGGAGAAGGTAATGAAGAAGGTGTTAGTGCGGGTGATTCCGGTGTTGGCTGTACTGTTTCTGCTACAGGTTTCTGTGGTTGTGTGGAAGGACTCAGTGAATTATCTACGGCAGAAGCAGGTGGAGCAGGAGCGTCCGGTGCCACAGAAGCAGGTGGCGCGCCCGGTTCCAACGGTTTGCCAAACTCCACTGGCTGAGCTTCCACCGGAGGACTGGTACGCGCCGGAGTGCCAGCCGGAGACGGAGCCTGAGACGGAGACGGAGACTGAGGTGTGGACTGAGGAGGAATATCCGACGCACCCGTGGCTTTAGGTGTAAGCTCAGGTAACTTGCGAGCATCTGTGAGCGGGTTAGCATCTAGGTTAGCCATCGGCTTTTTAGCCGTCAGTTCAGGTAACACCTGACCAAGTAACGGTGTACGCGATTTGGCTAGTGGCTTAGCGCGTGGTGCTACGTTAAACGGTTTACGCACGGCAACGTTGATTGGTTGCCGTGCACTGGGTGCAAGCGCCGGAAGTGCAGGTGCACCTGTAATCAGTTTAGTGGCTTTCTTTGGTTTAGCCAGCGCCGTAGCGATGTCTATCAGCGGGTTGTCTAGCCCTTGAACCGCCGCGCCTATGATTGCTTTGGTGGTTGATAGACGTGTTGTTTTAACGGCACTGTCTTTCGCAGCTTTGACCGCAGCTTTACGCAGACCTGTAACACCCGCGCGTCGGATGCTGTTAAGTGGGTTGATGTCGGTAACCACGTCAAGCGCCAGACCACCTGCAAACGCACCCCAAAACTCTCCACCTGTTTTCTTGGTGCCTGTCAAGTTGTTAGGGCTGTTCGCATCGACGAAGCTGAACGTCTTACCACTGAGCGCTTGACCAACACCACCCCACTCAGGGGCTAATCCCTGCTTAGCGCGTGTCTGGTTGCGTTTCACGTCAGCAATGACACCGCGTACCGTGTTGCCACCTAGCAGCGTGTCCATCCCGTAGTTGAGCGCACCGACCAGACCTGTACCGTAGTCGCCAAACGTACCTTTGCTGAGGTTTGTACCTGATTTGGTGGGCATCAACCCTTGTAAAACTGTCTTCTCACTAGGGTTAAACGTCTTTGGGTTGAACGCACCAGCTCTAATCTCTTCCACACGCTTTGGTGTAGCGCCTTTCCAGAAATCATTTCTACCAACTTCAGATATTTCAGTGCCCAGTGCGCCAAATGCTCTGCCAACAAAACCAGCAACACCGCCCAACTGCTCCAATACATTCCACCCGCCCTCTTTACCGCCGCCTAACGCGCCCGGTGTAGCGTCTACGACGTTCTGCGTTGGTTCGATGTTGAATCCTTTGTCGTTGAGTTGTTTCTTACGCGCTGCTACCTCTGGTGCCAGACCACCGTCACCCGTAAAATCTGAAATCTGAAAGTCGCTAGGAGTTTGTATCTCCATTGCCGCGCCAAGGTCTGTACCACTGCCGTCGAAAAACTCAGGTAGTTGGTATTCACCCTGCCGCGCCCGTAGCCAGTCAACTTGTTTGGTGTTCTCCTGTTTCGCGTCCTCCAGAATCTGGTCAGGTGAACGTATCTCAGGACCCGCAATCGGAACCACCTTCTCAAGCGGTGTCGTTTCCGTAACGTCGGGTATGAAATCGCCAAGAGGTGTAGACGTGTCACGCGGTAACGGTTCAACGACTGGTGGCACAACCACGGGCATCTGCTCCAGTGGTGCCGTAAACGCAGCAGCATTCACACGTGGTATAATACGTGCGTCTTCCAAGATACGCGGGTCTGACGAACGATTGCTATCTGTGATGGGGTTTGACACATCTACACCTGTAACTACTGATGTGTACCTAGCTGCCCTTGTGCGGTGTGATAGACCCCTGAGCGGCTATCTGTGACTGACAGGTCGTGCAGGCTTTGAGGACGCGTGTGTGTGTTGCAGCTTTAGCCGTACCTCGGTACAGACCATGTGCGTATGCACGTCCGGCGTGTTCACCGATGCGATTGATATATTTGATGTATGAGATGTTGCCGTCTACAACGTTACGCCGCTCTTCATCTTTCATACGTACAAGGTCACCACCACCCCACACAAACGCAAACACATCATCCATGCGTTTGAACTTACCAACACCTCTCTCCGCCATGCCTAGACGAAAGTACTTCTCGACGTACACCATCTGTTGTGTACGTGTCATTGCTGCTAACGCTGACGTTGATGTACCAAGGCTACGGGCTGTTGCAGGCATGAACTGAATCATTCCCGTCGCACCACTCCCTGCTGCATTCGGGACATGCGTTGCAAAAGTACCACCCGTCTCAAACGCCATAACGTCTGCAAGCCATTGTGCCGGAAACCCCAATCGGTTTGCGGTTCCTGCCAACGCTGCTGCAAATTTTTTGTCATTGGCAATCTGCTTGTACCCATAGTTTGCCGTCGGGCTATTCTTTCCGTAATCTGCTAATCGGTTAGACGCTTTCGTGCCAGTCATTGGTCTAGCTCCGTTGATTTGTTTACCAACACTCCCCACTTCCCTGTTACCACCCCCAACACCAGCGGGTCGGTATACCTTACCACCCCACACGTAACCGCCTGTTGGCAGTAGCAACGCGCCAAACGGTACGTTGGACGATGCGACGTTCACCTGACCTTGTACACCCTGATTTCTACCAGCAATGCCTTGCGTAGGCGGTAGACCTAGACCGCGTTGAGGTGCCCCGACCTTCTCCTGCCGTACGGTTTTGAGGTACGGCACCGGGTCAATGCCACGGTTATCTGTGGCAGATGTGAATATAGATAGGTGCAGGTGTGGTCCACTTGACTCACCCGTCGTTCCAATCTTACCGATTACCTGTCCCTGTCCGACGAGGTCACCCTTCTTAGAAATGCGCTTGTCGAGATGGGCGTACAACGCGTACTTGCCATCGTTCATCTTGATTTCAACGACGTTGCCATACCCGTCTAACCACTCTGAGCGCGTCACAACACCACTCTTTAGTGCTACGGTCGGTGTACCAATAGGCGCACCAATATCTAAACCATTGTGGTGTTTCTGCCCACCGAGCGTTGGATGGCTCCGCATACCGAACCCAGACGTAATTGCTGACACCTTAACACCTGTGAGTGTAAGTGGCACTAGCATCCCGTTCATCTTTCCTAGTTGCCCTTTAGGAGCTTTGGCGTTTGGGAACTGCTCCTGACCCGGTTTAAAACCCGGCGTTACTATCTTACCCTCGCTGACCAGTTGTTTAACCCGGTCTAGTTGTGCCTTGGTTGTGGCGTTTACTTGGAACTGCCCACCTCCGTAGTCAATACCGTATCGCACCAGATTCTTTTGCGTGTTTCCCAGTTGTGTTGCTGCCGTGTTATACTGCTGCCCTAACCCTTGCAACTCCGCTTCAAGCTGTGGGAGCTTATTGAAGTCGGGCACGGGCTGACCTGCTGCCTTGAACGCAACCAGCTTCTCCGGTGTCATTTTCCCTTTGAACTCTTTAATCACCGCAATCTCTGCACGTACCTGGTTAGCGCGTGTGGCGAAACCCGATAGCTTTTGCTCACCCGTGCGTAGCGCACCCCGTTCTTCTTTGAGTTGCTTGTACCGTGCGAGTACACGCTGGCTGTCTATGTCTTTGCGCTTCTCATACTTCCAGATTTGTGACGGGTCATTCAGTAACTCTAGCGCTTGAGCCGTTAACTGCACCTCTAAAATCTTAGGTGCATCTCCGTTCTTGAGAAACCCCGCTTCCTCACCCGCTTGAATAGCCAGTGCTAGGTTCTGCTGTTCGTTCGCCTCACGCTTTGCGCCAAGCTCCGTAATAGGTGCAACGTCCAAACCCCTATACGCCGGGTTGTTTTTGACACCTTCACGCAACGCCTCACGTTCCGCGTAACTAATACCACCGTTCTCAACACCCTTCTGGTACAGTACTTCAATTTGTGCGTACTCGTTCTGTGCAGCGATAACGTTGTTCACGCGAACAGCACCCTCTTCACGCACCTTGTTAGATGCGTCTGTCTGCTCTAGTGCATACTTGAGTGTTGCTGCGACGAACGATGCGCGTTGCACGTCATCCAGTTTAAGTGTGTCTGCTACTTCAGCAGCACTGGTTTCGATGGTGTCTAGAAACTTCTTAACCGCTTCCGGGTCGTTCTTATCTGCGGACGCAAAAAACGCAGCAGCTTGTTGGCTGGTCTTGATACGCAGTGTGGACTCCGCTTGCGATGTCTGCTGACGTTTAATGTCTTTTGAGTCGTCGTAACTGTTCTTGAAGAAGTCACGGTCAAGGTCGTCGAGGTGTCGGTAAGCTGCCAGCGCAATCTCTTTACGTGCAGACGCACTCAGGTTCGGGTTCTGTGACAAGATAGAACGCACCGTCTCACGCGCGTTAGTCAGCCCCGTCTTGTACCCCTCACGCTGCAAACCGTCTCTCATGCTGAACAGTGCATCTTGTACGGATGTTGACGCGTCAAGCTCTGCCTGTTCTTGTGCACCTTTAAGTTTGACGGCGTTCTCTTTGCCGCGTATCTCTGTCCAGCGGTCTATAATTTTCCCGGTCGTGTTAAACAGTTCAGCGAGTCCACCATCTTGTTGTGTCTTGGACACGATGCTGCTAGCGATGCGCGTGTTTGATTCAGCAGCGACAGATACTTCTTGTTTCAACACCTCTACGTTACGCAGTTGTGCCTCGTCAGCGCGTTGGATGCTGCCTGATGTCGTGTCCTGCACTTGCATCTGTTGCGGTTGAAATGGTGTTACACCACTTATCTGTGGGGGGTCTACCCCTACGATTCTTAGCGACATTATAACCCACCTCTAGAGAACCCGAACGCACTACCACCAGCAGAACTCAATAGCCCACTAGCTGTGCCTCCTGAGAACGGTGACATGTTGTAGCCACCCCCCGACATGATGCTGTACGGTGCCGAACCACCACCCGGTGGAGCGCTCACACCACCGCCTTTACTGAAGATACCTGACTGGTACAGTGACATACCTAGATTTGCACCCGCACCTAACAGGTCAGAAAAACCCGGTCGTTGAATCGCACTGCTCTGTGCGTTCAGCCCTGCCAGTTGACTGGATGTTTGTGACTTGTTAGATGCTAGTTGCAGGTTTAGATTGCCGCGCTTTGATGCTGTCTCAAAGTCACGCGCGTTTGTGTTACGCGCTGTTTGTGTGTTGATGTTGGTTGCGTTTGCACGTCGCTGCATTTCGTTGAGCTTACCACCAGCGGCTTCGTTAGACCTGCTCTGTGCAACCGCTACATCTCCGAGGCTCTTCTCTAGACCTGCCGTGACTGTCTCGTATAGCAGTTGCTTAGTAGCGTCATCCATCTCTCCACCAAACACAGATTGTGTGTCGATAGCGCCATCTGCCAAGGCATTCATGATGCGTTCCAGCAGCACGTCGTTGGTTACGGACGCACCGCCTGTGCCCGACGCAAGTTTATTTGCCTGTATGCCTGATGCCTCAGCGGCTATCTTTTGTGTGTTGCCAACGTTCTTACCGCTCACCGCCTGCAACTGTTTGAGTGTTTCTGCTGACGCGAGATTTGCAACGGCTTCCTTTTGTGCCGCGCGTTGGCTGTTGAGGAATGCCGCTTGGTCGGTCTGTATTTGCGACTGGACATTAGAGATGCCCTGTTGCGTTGCCTGCATGTCGTTCTGCACCATGCCCAACGTCTGAGCTTGTAAACCCAACAGTTGTTCACGGTTTGCTGCCGCGTCTATCTGACGACGCTGCTCGGTGATGCTGTGTTCGTTGAGTAGTTGCTGGTCACGCAGTCCGACACGTTGTGCTTCAATCTGTGCCTCTTGTGCACGAGCTTGACTCGACTTACCCAGTATACCAGAAACGCTGGACACCGCGCCTACTGCCGCCCCGATGATTGGCATAGCTGCCATACGTCCCCCTAATTAGACCAATGTGAATACTTCGTTCCCTTCTGCTTGCCATCTAGCTGGTATCCGACGAGTCGCCACGCACACTCATCCATCGACCACACGATGCCTTGAAAGCTGTACCCCACACCTTGCAGCGCGTTCTTGAGCAACACATAATTATCTGTCTGTGTTGGCAGAAACACATCAAACAGCGACGCGTCCCACACGAGCGTTTGGAACCCATACACATCAACAGATGTATCACCTGTGTCGTGTGCGTTGTACACGAAGCTCACGTTGCAGTCTAGCCGTGTGCGGGGCATACCGACAATCTCTTGCGCGGGTTGACCTGATGCGGTGTTGACGGATGCAAGCGCGTATGTGTCGAGTGCAAACGTATTGTCAAAGAACCCTAGCCAGTACATCAGACGCTTAAACGCTTTGAGTGTACCCCACGTAAACAGAGGTGTCATGTGGTATGACGCGTAGGAACTACCCGCCTCAAGTACTGTGAGCGATGGTGCTGTTGTCGTCACCACACCAGCATCAGACACCGTAAAGTTCAGCGGCTCAAACCGCAGTGCGTTGTCAGCGTACAGTACGGCATGACTGAGGTTCAACGGAACGTCGGTTGCGTAACGTACACGACCCGTCTCGTAGTCAGTGTCTGGTCTACGATACGCCACAACTACTGGACTACCAGGTAACTGATACGTCAGTATACGGATGTTGTTACCGGGTGTTTTGATGTAGTCAACACCAAACACCAGTACAACAGCATCGACTGTGACGTGGCAATCTTGTACGTCTAGCATCGGCAACATACGCCATGACACGAGGTAGTCCTGCACGTCGGTTACAACCGTGTATGTGGCGATTGGTCGGGGCTGTATGGTTAACGTCTGTGGTGACCCCGTTCCCGTCGCTCTGGTGATATAATCCAGATAGCGCTCATCGTGCATCTGTAGGAACGTCGTGTCCTGCGGTACACCAGCGGTCATTACCCGCGATACAGCCATCAGAAACTTCTGTTTGTTGGTTGTGTCAGAAACCGTTACGCCTACAAACGTGTTGAACCGACCCGGTGTATCGTACTCCGTCCACGTCTGTCGAAACATACCAAACACAAGTAGCGTAGATGCCGTAGACACATCACCTGTTGTTGCCAGCGCTACAACCAGTGACTTATCGACGCGGTCAAACGCCATCCACGACAGTGCTTGTGATATAGTTGACGGTGTAAACTTATTGCGTACCTTCGTAGACAACTCCTCTAGGCGGTACTCTGTTGTTTCTTGTGACGAAGAACCAGTCACAACCGCGTACACGCCATCGTCGCTCAAAAGCATCAACGTGTCATCGGCTGTACATAGACTGAACGGGTTGACCAGACCTTGTGTGGCAACAGATAGCGCCGATACGTTATCAGCGGTTACCGTACCGCGCCCGGACGTACTCACGCGGTACACAGCACGGCGGGTGAATGAGAACAGCGAACCTTGGTATTCAGCAATACCTGTAATGTAGTCGTCGGCAGCACCTGATAACACCACGTCTAGCGGGTCGGTAGGTAGCGTTGCAAGAACGTCTTGTTGGAACGACGCGTAGTACTCACCGGGTATCGTGCTGTCTACAGCGGATGACATCGCAACGACTAGCGGGTTTTGCGGGAAACCACTGAAGCACAGACGGCTTTGAAACAGACACACATTACGTGGGAACGACCCCGTTGCGTAGTTTGCGTATGAACCAAGCCCGTAGCAAGGTACCCAACTACCATCAGTACGTGGTGTCGGTAAGTTACTTGCTGCTGTACCGACGTACAGACCCACTTCACGGTTTGTGATTCGCATACGTGCGTTAGCGGGTACACCTGCTTCAACGCCACCTGTGAAGTCAATGTCGTGACCAATGCCACCAGCGGTTAGTAGTTGTGTGTAACTTGCGTTCTTGTTGTATAACCTGTAATCACCATATACATTTCCTGGCATTCCAATGTTTTGCGCCTGCACAACCGCGTCACGTTGCACGTATAGATTGGAACCAGATACGCCGTTGCCACCGTTGAACGGTAGTTGACGTTGACGTGAGATATATATTGTTGTGGCGGTGCCAGCTTTGAGCGGGTCAACCGCTCCAAACGTAACGAAGAACGGGCTAGGCGTGATTGGCTCCGGGTTGAAATGTGCAATGACGTTTGCTTGACCAGCGGGAACACCGACCGTAAACGTAACTGTCAGAGTTGTCCCAGCATACGTAATGGCACTGATTACTCGTAGCACGTTGTTGTACAGCGCAAAACTGTTTGCGGTTGTCGCTGCTGCAAACGCCGTGTCGGTTGTCGTGATTGTAAATACTGTCTGTAGTGCGGTTGCAACTACGTTTGTTTGTGCGGTCGGTGGATGACCACCACTGCCGTCGCTGAACACGTAGTTGTTAAACCCAACGGCAATCCTGTCAACGAACACGCTACCAAACGTGAAGTTGGGACGTAGATATGTCATCACCGTAAACGGAAACAAGTTCGGAAAGTCTATGCGTGGTTCAGCAGCATCTCGCAAGTTTGCGGGTATGGCAACATGTCGGTCACTGAGCTTGTCGTGAAATCTTGTAGTGGTGTCCCAAAAGCGGTCACCAAAAAAGAATACAGATTCAGCCCACCACTGCCACGTGATAAGCTCAAGGTCGATAACTCGGTTACCAGCAGCAACACCAACAGCAAGCGTAAGTGTCAGGACGCGTGTACCCGCGTTATACGAATACGTGGCTGCGCGCAGAACACCATCTACGTATACGAGTGTGTTAGTAGATGTTGACGTACCGTGACGTTCCGCATCAGGAAACGTAAACACGGTCTGTGCCAACGTAGCCACTACCAGCAGACGGCGCTCCGTGAACCGTACCTGCACGGGTACGTTACCGCCTGTGCAAAAGATAACACGCGCCTCAGGCTCGTTGGTCGTTGCATACGTAGCTTTAACGGTGCTGACACCAGATGACCAGACGTTAGCCTTGGTCATGCGCAAGTTGAGAGACGCGTTCGGGGCTAGCTCAAATATGTCTAACCCCGTCGTGCGCTTCACTATTTGGTACGCGTATCCTAGACCCGTGGTAATGGGAACGATTGTTACGCCACTCACAACACCATCATACGCACCCGTTACCCGTGTGCCGCTGCGTTTCTCGACGGAACCCGACACATCAACAGAGACGTTGAGTTGTGACGGGCTGTCTTCGTAGGGTATTGACAGCGGACTCGATACCGTGTTTAGACCACCAAAGTTCTGCGCTTGAATGCCAGCGCCCTCTTGTTTGGTGTCGTCGCTCTTTCGCTCGAACTGACCACGATTGGTAGGGATGTTTGGTGTCATGTTACCTAGTGTCTACGATACAAGTTAGCCGAACCCCTTGGTGTGTACCTCTCTCTGTTACGTACCAGTTGAACAAAAACCTCAAACTCGTTGTTGTATTGTGCCGCTAAGGGCGCATCATCAAGATGTCTCAACACGAACATGCACAACGCTCGTTTCGTAACCATTGGCATAAGCCTGTCTGGTATCGGGAACTTGCCGTTGGGTGTAGTTGGAGGTATAAGTGCAGATATGACATCGAATTTGTAGGCAAGCTGCTCCGCATTAGTTACGGGCGCTCTGCTTACGCGAACCGTGGAATACCCGTCGGTCGTCCACGAGTTGTTGTTAGATGTCATACGGTCAAACGTTGCCGGGTCGATGTACGCGTATGTGGTTTTGTTGTACACAACCCCAATAATACGTTGCACGTCACCCAGGTCTGCGGTGTCACCCGCCCATGAGAACGCGTTGATGCGCTGCCGTGTGAACGCCCAATCATCTAGTAACGCAATCTCTTGTACTGCCTCCTGTAGTGCGGACGTAGCTTTTCGAGCGACGGGTGTTGATGTCAGTGAAAGCACGGGGCGCTCACCCGACATCAACAACAAGTCGTTGACCACTTCTAATAATGGCTTAGTAGATAGTGGTTGTGTCATCTAAGTTGGCTCCGAGGTTTCGATTACGACCGCACATTCCGGGCGGTACACTTTTGCACCGTAGTACTGGGTTGACACGACTGCATCGGCTTGGAATAACACCTCACGAGACGATTCAACTTTAGGCGACTCACTCATCCAGAATGCAAGCCAGTCTTTGGAGCATAGCAGCGCGCTATACGAACCAACGAGCAGGGTATCGGTAGTTTCAGCAGCAACCGTTACGGGTGCAAGGGTGTGCTGACCGCCGACCTTTTGTTGGATGTTCCAGGGTGCCAATTTGGTGGCATCCGGGAAGTAGCGAGAGAATTCAGCGCGGGTGTTAGCAACACTCCAAAACTGAACGCCGGGGGTAGCACCCGTAGGGTCGCCATCACCGATACGGAAACCAGTAGTAGCGTTCTTACGGATGTTGTTGGACACGATGACAGGGATGCCATACAGTGAACCCACTTGACCCGTTTCGACCGGACGACCAGACACAAAGTCTGCACTGATGAACTGTGGGATGCTCAATAGAGACGCGTGTTGTGCAGGTGCAATGACCAACACCAAATCTTCTAGCGGTACATCTGCTTGCAGTAGCAACAGACGAGCCGTTAGAACGTTGGCAAGGGTTAACGCAGCACCACCTGCAACAACCCGACCTTGACGTTTAATCTCGACTCTATGTGCTAAAATCCAGTTGTCGATGTCACGAGCTAGAGCAAGACCCGCTTCTTCGGTGTAAATACCACGCGTATCATAATCACTCTGGACATTTGCGATGTCGAGAATCATAAACGATGTTTCAACGTGACGGTCACGGAAGAACGTGAACTCAGTAGGAGTTCCGTTTTGCAGTTGCACGGGGGCTTCTGCAATCATTGGGTTGACGCTCAGTCTCCCTACAGACGGTACATGTAACACGTCGCCGCGTTTCATGCTGTCTGGGATTCTTTTGCAATAATTCGCCATCACGAGCGACGAGTTACGCGCTCTGATGATTTCTGAACTCCAGATTTCTGGAATGAACATG